CCCTGGAAAGCATCAGGGCGTGAAACCTGGTGGCCATGAATCGCACCCAGGATGTGTGAACCGTCATCGAACACATCAAACGCGAAACCCTCCTCATGAGGTTGGGGAACCAGCCACCTCTCGACAGGGAGCCCCACCTCTGTAGCAAGCCTCCTAATCTGTTGCAGGATGACAACACCCCAATCGTCTGTGCCTGGTCTCCCCACCGCTGCCTTGTTCACTCTGAACTGGCAATGGTTAGAAGCCACTGAGCCGTAAGTCAGAGGAGCGTATTTGGCACACAGTTTGATTAGATCCCACAGCAACGCTGCCGCGAGATCCACTTGCTGCATGGGGCTGAGAGTATTGCTTTGAAGCTGGTCCATGTCAGCCTTATTGTTCACACCCTCAATGATGTCCCCCATGTCCAGGATGATGATGTGGTCAAAGTTGCCGGTTTTCAGTCTCTGCTCAATCCGGTCATAGCTTTCATGGATCCGCTGGATTGACTCTTCATGACCGCCACGACTCCCACCCTTACCTATCTGGAAATCTGCAGGGCATATCACAAAGGTTCTGCTGTTGGACTTTTTCTGCTTGGGGGGTTTCGCCCTAGTGCGTTTCGCCTCAGCGTAAAGAGTAGGCAAATGGATGCCGGCCAGTTTCTTACGGAAATGGAACCGGTACGCGGTCAGCCACTCCCCATCCCACCTCTGCCATTGAGACGTTCTAGGTGTCCCCACGATCTCATACTCATCAGGTGAGTAACCGCGCTCCTCCAGAAACTCATCAAAGTTAGGAGCCTCAGGGAGCCCTTCAGTGGTGGCGGTCCCCTCATTACCGTCAAACTCTAAACCTGGTCTGAAATGGGAAGGTGCTTGCACTTTCTTCGCCGGCTCCAGGTCATCTAGCACGAGCACTCCCTATTCCGGTGTTTCCTAATCGGCTTCTCAGTAGTGATAAGGCCACGCTGTGACAGTGCACGCGCTAAAGCGTTACTAGACCATGCCTCATGATCAGCGATAGCTTTGAGCAGGATGTCCCTGTCAGTTTCATCAAGTTGCTCCAGCATTGTCCTCACTTTGCAGCGAGTCTTCATCACAGGAGGCCTCATATCCTCAAGCATAACTTTCCACCTTTCCTTGAGACTATGAGAAGTCTAACCCCACACCACCCACAATGGGGGTAACTTTCACTGTAGCTCCAGGCTCGCGCGTGTCCGCGTAACACTTCCAGGCAATCACATGCACAACCTGATCGTCATCCACCCAAACACCAGCATCGGTGAGACCGTCTGCCACACCGCGCACTAATTTGTCCAAGTCTGGTGGTTTGATAGGCCACGGTCTTTTGCTTTGCGGAATCGTGGCAGGTCTCTCCAGGTAGAAGATGACCTCAAGGGTTACAGGATCTGTGCAAGTAGCCCAGCCCTCATCCTCCATGATTGCTACAGCTGTGGAGGTGACAGCTTTCCTCCAGGCCGGCAGATACTTGCTCGCTTCGATAAAGCGCCCACCCTGAGCCCTGTTGCCACCCACATAGCGTTTACTGCCCTGAGGAGCTGGTCTGCCATACACATCAAAAGTTAGGCTCACCTAACCAGTGTACCTGGGCAAAGAGAAACCCCCTCCGAAGAGGGGGCCTGTCTTTTTTGTCTAGTCGTAGTACTTGGTGTGTGGGAAGAGGGCCTTGATGGCTTCCTCATTCTCGGCCAGGAACTTCTCTGACTCTTCCAGGATTCGCACTGAGGTTCCGAGACGGTCTGCTGCGATTCCCTTGAGGTATCCGAGTTCGTTGGTGTTCATTGTGTTTCCTTTCGTTGGGGAGTTGCTGATGTCTCTAGTGTATACCACTACACACACAATGCAAGCCCAAACACAAACTTTTTTTGACTATTTTTTACCCAACAATAAAGCCTGAAGTCATCGGCCTTCTGATGCATAAAGTGCTGCAAAAATTGCACTCAATATCAGGCTGCAGAATCATGGGGTGCTCAACCTCATGAGCATTGTCACATTCAGGACAAACATAAATGTAAACAGGCATTGACTCAGCCCCTCTATTTTCTAGGCTTAGCCAGGTTCACAATCGAGAGCACATAGAAAAAAGCCGATGCCACATACCCAAACCCAGCCAGAAGACCCTCAGCCTCCCTAGCCAGCAACAGGTACAGGGTAGCGAGAGACCCCAGAATTAGAAACCCAGACCACCTCATTAGAACGGAGCTCCCTGGTCAATAGGTTCAGCCTGCCCAATCTGTGCTGTAGGCCAAGTGTCCATGATTGCAGCCTCATTACGCTTATCAGAAGCGATAACAATAGACTCAGCCCTCACCTTCACAGCAGCACCGGTGGATCCGTCACGCTTCTGGAAAGTGTTAGTTCCAGTGATCCGGCCTTTCACCGTCACCTGCTTCACATCCTCCAACGGGGTTTTCCCATCAGTGGTCACATCATAAACAGTCTTATCCACTGTCTCCCATGTCCCTTCAGGGGTTTTCTTTCGCACATCCACGGAAACTTTCAACGCAGTCCCCCAAGAGAACTCCTTGACATCGTTTAGCCACCCAGTGAGCTCAATCAGAGCCTCATTCTTTACCATTGCTTTTCCTTTCTTGGTGTGATGGATTCACACAGTCATTATGCCCACAACGCCTGACACCAGGCATCACCAAAGACCCATCCTCATGGATAGGAGTGACATCATCGGCTGCAAAGTAGCCAGACCAGGGAATACACTTCCCCTTTTTCGTGTGGACAGTCTGAACTTTCTTAGCCCTACAGGAAGCACAGAGAATAGTTTTCTGCCTGCTCGAAGAGAGCTCCCACTCAAACCCACACCGTTCACACTGAATCACCTGCACTCAGAGACCGCCTAGCAATCTCAAGCTGTTGATCTGTGAAGTCATAGCGCCTAACTTTACCTTGTTTAGGCTTCACTGTCCTTTTCTTGGGAGGTGTGTATGTTGCCTCAGGTGCAGGCACAGTATCTCCTAGCTGACTCAAGAACCTCTCCTTGGACCAGTAATCCTCAGCTCTTTTGCCCAAGCGCTTCTTCATCATGATCTGCTCCCACTGATCAGGGTGCTCCTCACGCAACTTTTTCAAGTCAATGCCAAGCTCCTCAGCCCAGACAACGCGCCGGTGATTAGTAATCATGCGCTCATCCTCCTATCTGCATTTCTGTCACGATCCAAAGGTGCAGCCAATTCAGGCCGGCCATACCTTCTCAACAGTCTCGACATGGCCCCAAAGTTGCGCTCGAGCTGGTCACACGCGAGCGCTGGGCTCATCCCGTTACTGATTAGCCACTCATACTCACTAATGAGCTCAGGCCCTGTCATTGCTTTGGTTTTCATAGTGCCCTCATCTCTTGGATTGGAATTAGAAACACAGCCTCAGTGTCATGCTCCCCAGGACCCCACCGGTCATTCTCCCCACCCTCACCCAGCCAGTCAGGTTTCACATCACACACATCAATGAACCTGGTTACACCGTCAGACCAGCGCACAACAAAAAAAGCCGGTGCAGTCTCACTATGGGAGATGAGATGCCGGAACTTTCTATCCACGTTCATGAACACTGTGGGGTATTGCGTGGAGGTACAGTTGCGCTGCTTCACCTCAACCCACGCCACCAACTCACCGGCACGCTCAGCAAAGAAATCCACATGATAGAACTGAGGCAGGTGATGGAGTGTGCAATCCCATGCCTGCTCTAGGTCAGCCTTCAGGAGGTTCTCGCGTGAAATCGCCTCTGGGGTGTTGCGATCATCAGGGACCTGCTCAGGACCGTCATCCATCATGGTCGGCAGTATACACATCTTCTAGCGGATCTATGTAAACGTGAACCGTGGCCCAAGAGTGCAGCCGTTTCTGGTTCTCCTCATCAGCAAGCCGTTCACGGTAATGGAAGTCAGCCAAAGTCTCACCACCCTGATTCCAGGCATGAGCAATCTTCTTAGGCATCCTCTCAAAGAACCTAGCAAGCGCACCCTGACATTCTTGGCAGGCCGTAATCTTCAGATCATGCTCTTTGCACACAGGCACTGGGGCGTTCTCAGTAATCATGCGTGCACCTCCAAGGGGTGATCAAACTCACCAGCGCGACACTCGAAGTGCTCACCCATATCATGGAGCTCTTTCACCCAGCCCCTAGGGGTAGGTTGCGAGCGCTTACGCTTCACCTGGTCATAGATCCCTTTAGCCGTGACAATCCCAGAAGGATGCTCTTTACATGCAGGGACTATGGCCGCCTCACATTCCTCATAGGTGAACCCATCCAGCATCTCCAGCCACATAAGCGCCTTAGGTTCAGACACAATCTGCCCATCCAGAGCCGATGCCATGCTCAAAATCTGACCCATTTCTGCCTTATTCATCATCCATACCTTTCAGTTCGAGATTGAAACTAGATCCAATAGCCCGCTTAGTTTCCTCACTACGCCACTTCTGCACCAGCAGAGCACCTTCCTCAGCATTAGTCAGCCGCCTAGGTTTACGCGAGATCCTTGCTGGGAGGGGACCGTTGTCCCAAGCATCAGCGTTAAGCCAAGTGCTCGCATTTTTCGTGAAAGCCTGCTCACGGTTTGGATCGTCACGGTAACGCTCAGCACCAGCAATGATGACCTCAAGGCTGGCTCGAGTGAGCGCCTTCTCAAAGCTTCTCTTAGCTACCGGCTTGTCATCCTTCTTGGGATACACAGACCAGAACAAATCGAAGTCAGGATCACCAGTGTTCTTAG